CTTAGTTTCAAAGAAATTATCATGTATACAGTTGGCATTTTGTCAACAATATGTGTTTTCTGCCAAGGTCTTTTCCTTGGATATGGCCTTATTTACCCGGTCGTCCAGCAATGGTGCTTGGATTTTTGGATTTGGATTTTTGCCGAGGATACTGGATTGATGATTCGAAATCCGCAGCCCTATTTGGGTTATGTGGCTTGGATCGGAATGGTTTGGTCTGGCGTGCGGTTTATGGTTTTCGCGACCAAGATGTGTGTCCGAGTTGGTCTCGGAACATACGGTTGGTATTGTCGAGTCCTCAACTATTACGTCACCCAGAAATTTTTGGTCTTGGAATCAATCGTCCAACGGGAAAAGGTGGAAGGTTGTGGAACTGCTCCTTCATGTCAAATGAAGGTTCAGACAACTGGAGCCTTTAACTCTATCATCGGACAATGCCTGAGAATCTCGGATTTTATTGTTGTTCCAACACATGTGTTGACATCAGCTAAATCACGGGGATCCAATCAAATTCACATCGTGGGACAGACCGGCGCAATCGACATAGATTGTGATCGATTTTTGGAAGTTTATACTGATGTTTCTGCCTGTAAACTTGGAACCAATAAGTGGGCTCGTTTGGGCGCACGTAAGGCTTCAGTTTGCTATGACACTCGCGGACAGATAACGATTACGGCTCTTGGTGAAACCAACTTTGGTTCATATCGCCAGGGTAAATCGCCAAATGTTGTGTTTATTGACGCAAATACTTTGGCTGGTTTCTCTGGTGCAGCTTATATGCAGGCTGGTCAATGTGTAGGAATGCACATTGGAAATATTGGACCCGAGATAAATGGTGGTTACTATTTGTCGTTTTTGGAAGGTCTGTTGAATGTCAGTGATTCAAAGTTCTTGATTTTCGAGGCTGAGGGAATTTCATCCGAGAATATGTTTGACATTTCTTATGATGAGCCTGATGTCGAGTCAATTCAGATTGAGGACGCCATTCTCTACCGTAATGCTCGAACTGGTAAGTGGGTAACTGATGAACCTAGTCGCAAACGCACTAGAGTCAAAGGTTTCCGCTCAGCGGGTAATTCGGATGATGAGGATATTGTTCTAGGAAGATCTCATGGCTCATCCCATGGATCGACTCAAGCCCCTAAACGGGTTCAATTTGATTTGCCAGCGCCGTCCATGACCAAGTCTTACTCGGTACCTAATGTTTCTCG